ACAAGCACCTTTTGAAGATTGTACCAAAGAACAATTCGAAAACTTGTTAAAAACATTAAATAATGTTGATCTAACAAAAGTAATTGAATTACAAGACAATACAAATCTTAGTGGTGAAATCGCTTGTGGGGCGTCAGGATGTGAAATTGTATAAGTTATGAAAGTACAATGGGGAAACAATGTAACGCTAACATATCAAGTATTGTTAGCGTTTTATAACCAAAGAAAACAGAATTAAAATGACAGTAAACTCATCAAAAGATTGGATACAACAGTTATATGTTCAGGAGACAACAAAAAAAACTCCAGAACCAGATTTTTATAAAAATGATTCTGGAAATATTGTTATGACTGAATCTTTTCATATGAAACGAGGCAAATGCTGTGGAAATAATTGTAGACATTGTCCCTACGAACCCTTATATGAAAGGGGTAATACAAATTTAAAAGAATCCTTACGAAAGTAGGGATTTTTTTATTTATATAAAAATCAAGAACATTATATTTATTTGATATGGCTGATGGTATAACTTATGGTATAAATTTTCCTTTCGTAGATTCCTATGTTGGAAAATATTTAGATGCTTCTGATACTGGTGAAGAAGAAGTTAGAAGTAATTTAATTCATTTATTATTAACAAGAAAAGGATCAAGGTATTTTCTACCAGATTTTGGTACAAGATTATATGAATATATTTTTGAACCATTAGATGGACCAACATTTTCTGAAATAGAAAGTGAAATTAGAGAGTCTGTTGAAAACTATATGCCAGGTATTTTAATAACAAACATATCCATAACGGATGCAGCACAACAAGTTAACAGTCAAGATACAACATACATAAATGAAAGTGGTCAAAAAGAATTTAGAACACCAAATATTGCAACAGAAGAACATACAGCAAAAATAAAAATTGATTACCGGAACACAAATGGAGCGTTTAACTCTAGTGATTTTGTAATTTTAAATATTTAAAAATAAATGGCAAACAAGAAAATATCTTATACTACTAGGGATTTCCAAGGGATAAGAACGGAATTAATTAATTTCACAAAAGAATATTATCCAGATGTTGTGCAAAACTTTAACGACGCCGGGGTTTTTTCCGTACTTTTAGATTTAAATGCCGCAGTAAATGATAATTTACAATATCAAATAGATAGAAGTGTACAAGAAACAGTATTACAGTTTGCACAACAAAAAACATCTATTTATAATTTAGCAAGAACATACGGTTTAAAAATACCAGGATCTAGACCATCAGTAACCCTTGTTGACTTTTCCATTGTTGTTCCCGCAAATGGTGACAAGGAAGATTTAAGATATTGTGGTATATTACGAAGAGGGGCTCAAGTTTCTGGAGCAGGACAACCATTTGAAACCGTATACGACATTGATTTTTCTTCACCAGTAAACGCCGAAGGTTTCCCAAACAGACTTAAAATACCAAATTTTGATTCAAATAATAGATTATTGAATTATACAATTACAAAACGAGAAGTTGTTGTAAACGGAACAACAAAAGTTTTTAAAAAAGTAATTAACGCAAACGATGTTAGACCATTTTTGGAACTATTTTTACCTGAAAAAAACGTACTAGGTGTTACAAGTGTTCTACTAAAAGACGGTACACAATATACAACAATACCAGAACCACAAGAATTTCTAGGTTTGGAAAATCGTTGGTATGAAGTAAAAGCTTTAGCGGAAGATAGAGTATTTGTTGAAGACCCAACAAAACCATCAGACCAACCGGGTGTCAAAGTTGGTAAATATATTACAACTAACACTAAATTTATAACCGAATTTACACCAGAAGGGTTTTTTAAAATGACATTTGGTGGTGGAAGTACTTCAGCGGAAGACCAATTAAGGGAATTTGCAAGAAACGGATACTCAATGGATCTAAACAAATATATGAACAATTTTGCTTTAGGTAGTACATTAAAATCAAACTCAACTTTGTTTATCCAATACAGAATTGGTGGTGGACAAGTTAGTAATGTCGGTATAAATGTAATAAATCAAATTGGTACTGTTTCTTTTTATGTAAACGGACCATCAGAAACAACTAATAGTAGTGTTGTAAATTCATTAAGTTGTAATAATGTTACAGCAGCAATTGGTGGGTCTAATCCACCAACAACAGAAGAAGTAAGACAATATGTGTCATTTAATTTTGCGGCACAAAATAGAGCTGTAACAATAAATGATTACGAATCTATTATCAGAACTATGCCGTCACAATTTGGAGCACCAGGCAAAGTGTCAATTATGGAAGAGGATAATAAAATTAAAATAAAAATGCTTTCATATGACAATAGCGGTAACCTTACTGAAATTGTGTCAAATACCTTAAAAAATAATGTTGCAAGTTATTTGTCAAACTATAGAATGATAAATGATTATATTTCAGTTGAAACGGCAAATGTTATAGATCTAGCAATAGAGATTGATGTGATACTAGATAGTACACAAAGTCAAGGACAAGTAGTTACAAATATAATCAACATAACAAATTCATTTTTTAGCCCTTTAAATAGAGAATTAGGACAGAACGTGTACATTTCAGAACTTAAAAGACTAATTCAAAGTGAGAATGGGGTAATTTCAACATCAGGAATTTTTGTGTACAATAGAGTTGGTGGTGAATATTCGTCATCACAAACATCACAAGTATATGAAGATAGTGAAACTAGATTAATAAAATTGGTAAACGAAACAATTTTTGCAGAACCAAACCAGATCTACCAAGTTAGATTTCCAAATAAAGATATAACAGTTTCAGTGTTAAATTATAAAACAGTTAATATTTCCTAATAATCTCAATTAAAATAGTTTTTTATGATATAACATATATTTATATAAAAAAATAAAAAAATAAAAAAATAAAAAAACAATGAAAAAAATTGTAAGATTAACAGAAAGTGATTTAGCAAGGATTGTTAAACGAGTAATTAAAGAATCTAAAGAAGTTGAGGATATGGATATGGAAAGGGATATGGAAGAATATCGTGAAGATTTTCTTATGAAACTTGATTTTGACGAATCAGAGGCATTTCCATATTTTGGACCTAAATACGATAGATTTATGGACAATTTATATGATTATATTATTGATAGTATGAGTAGTGATTATAGTGTAAATAAGGCTGTTAGTATGGTAAAAAGAGAACCTTGGTTTAAACCATATATTAAATTTATGAGATAAATTTTAATTTTTTTTATAAAATCCGCATAACCCACCATATAGGTGGGTTTTTTATTTTTACTTTTTTTGAATTAAGACTATTTTTTGAAAATAGGAAATAAACTATTTATCAAATAAAGAAAATTAATGCCCAAATCATATAGAATACGAGCAACACCAGGTGTTGATAAACACATTGACATTAAATTAGAACAAGACTTTGAATTTCTTGAAATTTTATCTTTAAAGATATTACAAAGTGAAATTTACACTAGAGTTTGTTCTGACTATGGTGTTATTGTTGGTAGAGTATCGGTTAATAACGGATTTGGTCTACCAAACGCTAAAGTGTCGGTATTCATTCCCCTAACAGATGAGGATAGTCAAAACCCAATTATAAGTGAGTTATACCCATACCAAACATTAACAGATAGAAATGAACAAGGGTATAGGTATAATTTATTACCAAAATCACCATCATATACAAATCATTCTGCAACGGGTAGTTTTCCAGATAAAGATGAGGTTTTATTAAATCAATCTTGGGTTGAGGTCTATGACAAATATTATAAGTTTACAGTAAAAACAAATGATAGTGGTGACTATATGATTTTTGGTGTACCAACCGGATCTCAAACACTTGTGATGGATGTTGACTTATCTGATGTTGGTTGTTTTTCGTTAACACCACAGGACTTAATAAGAACTGGAAATGCGGTTGAAAATGACTTTAATGGTAGCGACTTCAAAACAAATACTAATCTAGACGAACTACCACAAATCATTAATTTTAATAGGATTATTGAGGTATCACCATTATGGGGAGATACAAACATTTGTCAATTAGGAATTAATAGGGTTGATTTTGACCTTACAAAAGAATATAACATAAAAATTAATCCAGTTTCTGTGTTTCTAGGGTCAATAATGTCAAACACCGATGAAAACGCACAGAAAATAAATTGTAAACCACAAAAAGATACTGGAAAATTTTGTGAGTTAATTGCAGGACCTGGTCAAATCTTATCAATAAGACAAACAATCAATCTGGATAATCAGGGATTACCAATTCTTGAGGAATATAAATTGATAAATGACGGTAGGGTAATTGATGAAAATGGTACTTTTGTTGTTGATGTCCCAATGAATTTAGATTATGTAACTACAAATGAATTTGGTGAACAAGTCTTATCGTCAGACCCAAATGTTGGAATCCCAACAAAAGGAAAATATAGATTTAAAATAAAATGGCAAAACGAAAACGGAAATAGTAATGACGTAATAAGAGCTAATTTTTTAGTGCCGAATGTAAAAGAATATGGTTGGTCATCATCAAATAACGACCCATACGACTATCCACAATTTCAAGTGTTTTACGTTGATGGAAGCAGCGGTATTCCCGCGGGTTTAACAACCATTACTGAAAGTATGACGTTTACTGGTGGTTTAAGTTTACTTGAATTAGTAAACGCAGAAAACCTTTCATTAATAATAAACGGTATACCATATGGTGGCACATTTGAAAGTCTAAATGTATCAGTTACTGATGTGTTTCAGTGGAGTTTTACGCCAATTGACATAACACAAAATGTTATAATTAAGTTTCAGTTTTTTCCACAAGATTATTTTGAATTATTAAAATCTTATGCTTTTAGTTTAGAGTGGGATGATTATGTTAACATAACAGAAGCAATTAATTGTGATGATACTTTTTATCTTTTTAATTATAATAAAGTTTATACAACCGCAATGTTTCTTGATAGATACAAATATGGTGCAGCCAGATGGACACATTTAGGGATTAAAGAGATTGATGATAGAAGTTGTAGGACAGAAAATAACCCATACCCGGTTAACGATATCATAAGAAATCAAGATTTGTGGTATCAATTAATTATTTTTCTTTTAAACCTTTTAACTTTTCCAATAATTGTTTTAATTGTTCTTGCACATATTGTTTATCAATTATGGCCACTAGTAAAATGGTTATTATTATTTGCGATTTTTTTGGCGTTCTTTCTTGTTGGTTATTGGACATATCAATTATTTGCTGTGGGCATATTACTTCCAGGTGGTATATTTTTACCAAATATCGCGTTTTATAGTGTTTACCAAATAATAGGAATTACTGCCGGTCTTTTAGTCTTATTAGCTCTAAGTAGCTATATGGTATATCTTTGGTTTAGATATATTAGAAAATTAAAAACAGTACCAATTTCACTACCATTATTGGCATACCCAGAATGTACAAGTTGTGAATGTAGTTGTCAAGAACCAGAAATTGATAATGTGGCGTTAAATTCGTTGGATCTAATAATCACGGCTTTAGTGTCACAAGAAAATACAACACCAGAAAATGATTTAATACCACAAACGACAATATCAACATCTTTTATTGCTCCGGTAAATCAATCATCAAGTTACACTGTAGAACACCCAAATTTTGAACAAAGACCGGGGTTTTCAGCCACTGACGCGGCTGGTGGTTGGTTTTATTTTCCGGCATTTGGTTTATTTCCTAATCAATATAAATCACTTAGTTACTCTATTGCGGATGATGAAATTGAGATTGACGTTGCGTTGAGGGCATCATTTGATTTTAAAAGACTTTTTTCTGGTGACGACACAATCCCAATTACGTCAACACAACACGCACCAAGACCATTTTTATTTGGTGCTGATAAAATAGTTGGTCCAGACTTTAGGTTTTTTGGTTTTCCAACTAACGTAACATACCCACAAAAACTTAATGAATTTAATTCTAGAGACAAATATTTTACAAATGCTTCTGGAATTGGCAGTGTAAACAAAATAACAACAACCGTAAACGAATTATTAGGCAGTCAACCATATGATGATCAAATTTTAGTTGTTTTAGCAAAACCAGGGACTGCAGGACAATTATTAGATGAAATAGTATCATTCCAAAACCCATCAACATCACAAGGTAATATAAACCTTAGCGGTGCAACAATAAATCAATTCCAAACCAATTCGGTAACAGGTACAACAACAACAGGATCAACACCTTTAACAAGATTTGTAAAATGGGCAAATCCTGCCGACTCAACGGGTGTTATTGAAAACACCTCTCAAATTAAAATATTACAAACAACAAATAACGAGGAAATGAAATATCCTAATGATATTGAATATTTTCAGTTAATTACCGGAGTTACTGTTGCAGATTTTATATCACAATCTAATGGTACTAGTAATGGCGCGTTATTCCATCAAACATATTTGAGACATAGAATAAATTACATAATTGCAGATCCAACACAATTATCTTCAGGTGTACCAACAACAAATGACCCATTTGTTACTGGTCCATTTAATAGTACTCTCACATATACCGATTCGGATGGTACTGTTTATACCAAACAAATTGGTAATTTTGATTCTTTAACATCACTAACAAGTTATTCTAGTTATGAAGTTTTGTTTTTTGTTAGAGGTGTTGACCCATATACTGACAAACAAGAAATAAAATATGATTTATCAAGAATATATGGTTACACAACACCAAATACAATTACAATAACAGCACAAAGATATTTAAACGTACCAATACAAGCGGTAGGATCACAAAAACCAAAATCACACAATAGTGTTAACAACTCTGTACCTAAACTATATCACCCTTCGTATACGTTTACTGTTACAGGGGCGTATTCTGCTTTTACATCTTTTAACCCATATTATTATTTAAGTACTGACGATACTTCATTAAACATTGTGGGTGGTGGATCAACAGGCCCCGGTGGTGCAAATTATACCCCAAATATAAATTTACCGGTTTTAGGTACATTAACTAATACAACATTTACATATTCATCAGACCGAACATTACCAAATTATGTTTCAAGATATATTGGAGGTGCTACCTTCATTGGGTCAAATTTTAACAACTTGAATGGGTCAAATTACACAACGTTTGGTGGTCCTTACTTTTTTGATAACGTACCATCAAAAGGAGATTACGGATTCCCAATGTCATTAGATCCAAACCAAGATATGTACGCCGTGTATTCACCAGCATACTACAGATATACCGCAAGTACAACAAACCCATTACTTGGTGTTAGTTTTAACAACAGTACAAATTTGATTATGAGATCAGATAGACTACCAACTTCAGATAAAACACAAAATAGTGTTTTATCAACAGGTTTTGCTTTACACCAAAATAATGCTTTTACAATATACACAACCGTTGCCTTTAGTCCTAGTATTGAATTAAGTACAGCACCACAAGAAATCACTGGTGAATCAGCAGACCAAGACAGTATGGTAACTGGGTTAACGCAAAGTTTAGAGTGTGAAAACATTGTCCCATTAACTTGTTACACCGGCACAGGTTTAAGTTTAGGTATAGACCAACAATGTGTTGAGGACTATCAAAAAAACTTAAGAGGGGGGTGTTATTGTTTCCCAACCAAAACGGACACACTTCTTGGTAAAACATATTTATTAGCGATACCAGATGACATTAAATTTTTTCTTGAGTGGAAGACTAGATTTAGTGTGTTGTACGCCGCTTGTAGGGGTGTCTTTTCTCAAACGTTTCAGAATAATTGGATTAACGGTAACCTATATATGTTCTCATTTAAAAAAGGAAACCGATATTTTTTAAATCCGTTATCAAATGCGGCATTTGATTTTTGTGACCATAATATTGTATATAATGAAATTTCAGATAATTTCTATTATAGAAGTTCTCCTTGGTCGTCTGGTCTAGGAAAATTTATCGGATCTGAAAGACCAGATGGTGATACTATTGCGGGTGTATACCTTGGATCTGGTGGGTTTAACGATAAACAGATTCAATTCCCAACAACTGTTACAGATTTAGGACCTAGAGACGAATTTATAAATGAAATTTGTGGAGACAGTAATTTACAAGGGTATTTTGTTAATCAAGTTAAATCAACAAGTTATAAAGATAATTCTGATCTAGTACAAATTGGGTTTTTATCTAGGTTGGTTAATTCTAATTTTTTAGAACAGATGTTTGCCAACTACACGTCGTCAGGAATCTTTACAGAAGGAGTTGGTATTTACCAATTTTTTAACAGTACAAGAGGGGGTTATAGAATTGATGGTGATTTTGCACAAGCGTTATCTATTAATTCTGAATTTAAAACTATCCCATTTGCAACCGATACATACCCAAACAATTTTATATATGTCGGTGAAGACAACAACTTACCTTCTGGTAGAGGACTTTTTGGTATCTTTTATTCCTCCTCAACCGAGGACGTTAAATACAGAAGAAGATACAGTCCAGGTAGTGAAACGTTTAATCAATCACCACTTATTCAGTACAACTATGGATACCCAAATACACAGACTGTACCACATTACAGATGGAAATTAAAATCAAATTCAAATGTTATTTTTGGTACTGAAGATAATAACTGGAACACAACACCAGATCAATTTAATGGGTTTTATGCGAAAGGATATCAAGATTTAAACTATTTAACGGATCCATATTTTAAAATACTTGGTGGAACTAATGTTGGGTATATAACTAAATTTACCGCCGCAGGTGTCCCAGTTGATTCAAATTTTGGTGTATCTCCTGGTTTACCACCGTCTTCCGGACCAGTCGTTGGTGATTTAGCACATAACATCGTTGGTGCACCATACCATTTTTATTTTGGTCTTAAAGCGGGAAAAACAGCAATAAATAGATACATACAAATTTACCTTAACATAGAGTAAGATGAAGATAGATCAAACAACAATAATTTTAGGTTCTGAAAAAAACGCAGTAAGTATTGATACCGATATGACAATTGACGTTTCATTGGAACAACAGAGTAAAGATTTATACGAATTTGACAGAAGTGCTGACGTTGATTTAGAGGTTGTATATAATGATGAAAGACAAAAATCAACAATTTTTAGACCCTCGGCAAAATTTAGTATTGTTTTTGAAAACTCATATACCGGAGCAACAAAATATACACCGTTTAAAAACAATCTTTATTACACAAACGCAATACAAAACCAAATTAATCAAATCACCGCTGCAACACCAACAACAATTACTTGGGACGGCAACCCACAAGCGTGGGAATTTGATTTTATAAGGGAAGACAATAATGTTGGTGGTTATACAACTAATTTAGGTGTTACACAGCCACACCTATATTTTGTAAATAAGAGCGCGACAACCTATAATTGGACCTATTATATGTCATACCCTTTTGAAAACAATTACAATAAAAAATTATACATTATTGACGATGTAACAAACGCTTCTTGGTTTTGGACTGCATCAGATGGTTTACCTTATAATATTGAAATTGGAAGTGAACAAAATCAAAATATAATACAATTTAGATCTCCGGTTAAACACGGACTAAATGAGTATGACTGGGTTGAATTGTCAACAAATTATAATGGAGATACGTACTTTCAAGTGACTAGTTTGGGAGATTCTGGTTTTAATAGTGAAGAATATGTGTTTAATATTACAAATTTTGGTTATACTGGAACAACGTTTTTAACAAACCAACAAGGTACTTTTAAAAGAATTGTTAACCCAAAAAACCCAGAAACGGTATCTGAATATTACGTTAGACGACATAAGTTATTAACTAACCTTGAGGACGCAGTTGTAAACAAAACTGGTTTTGAAGAAATTATCTATAAAACAAAGTATAAAAAAGAACTTGCCGTACTAACACCAAACAATACGGAAAGAATGTCACTAAAAGACATAACAAGGGCTTATAATTTGAGTTTTAATACCGACATAGATATCTCAACACTTTTAGATAACCAAAAAAGACCTGTGTCGTCACTTTATTTTACAGTAATCTGGAAGGGTTATTTTGGTTGGACAAATCCACTAAAACAAGGATGGGAGTTTAACCAACCATTATATTTGGGCAAACCAAATCCTTGGTGGGCAAACGCACTTTCTAACACAACATATCCCACTACATCATATTTCAGTAACGTTACACCAACTCAAGGTCCGTTTGTTTATACAAATAATTTTACATCTGGAAATACAATAGATGGTGATTTTTGTGAGTGGAATAGTTACGAACAATTAGAAAGAGTTATTTCTAGATATAATCATAAAATAACATTTAACCCAACTTGGTTTGATTTGAAAACAAATTTAACTAACGATTTTGGATATTTTTATTATCCACACCAACCACTAACAATTAAAGTTTTTTCAGATTATGTTGAGACTTTAATTCCGGACGGTTTATACAACATACCATCATACTCTTTTTATTCAAATCTATCTAATGGATTTTTATGGAGAGATATTTATGATTATGGTTTTATTGATGACATAGGAAGGGGTGTTGATTATCCGTTTTTAAACGATGCTCATTACCCATATGAAAATTACATATTTAGAATTATTCCAGAAGGGTCAAATATTAATAACCCTAATATAACAACAATTGCAGAACCAACAGTAGATGAGTGTGAATAAATATAGAATAGTGTTAGACAATAACGAAAAGTACCTTGATATCCCAATTGATATGAAGTGGGATTTTACTGGTCAAGACGATAGTATTGACGAATATCAAAAAACAATACTAGAAGAAGTTATTGGTTTAGCAAATGATTTTGAAATCTGTCGGTTTACACACCAAGAATACCTTGACGTAAACTTAAGATCAAAAACAAATATAAACTATGAATTTAATTTTTATAATTATTCATTACCGGTAACCGCAGCAACAGTAACAACAGCCAATTGGGACGACACATACCTCAACCTAGGGTTTACAACACCAGACATTTACTATTTTAGAAAACCATTCACAAAGTCATTTTTCAAACTAGACTTTTATGACACACCAGACGAACTGAAACAAAATATATATTTTTCTGTAATATTACCAGTACAACAAGGAGAATTTCAAAACGTAAATTTATCGGCATATATTACAAATGTTGACATAAGAAAACCTAAATTTAGTTTAGACTACTTGGGTGATAAAGAGGGGTTTTTTATATACTGGTTAAGAGATAGAAATTATATTGATATTGATGAATTTTATATGAGTGCTAAATTTTTTAATGGGAGAACGGGTAACTATGTTAGGATGATGAATAGACCACAAATACCACCATTTACACCAAGTTTATTCACTTTTAATTCGGATGATTACTTCTATTATAGACTAAAATTGGATTACAACACAAAGACTTATCAAGTTTTTAGTACAATAAACCCAACACAAGTAATGGGTGTTGATGGAACACCAATCATTTGGTATGAATACGTAAACCCATAAAATGGAAGAACAAAGATATTATTTTAAAATATCCCCAGGGAATCTCCTATCCGATTTGGTTCAAGTACCATATACGGCCGGGACAAACACGTATTATGACATTGATGAGTGTTGTCCAGTAACTGCAACAACAATAGAGACCATTACAGGAACTACAGGTGTTTATACCGGATTAACATACCTTTTAAGTGGTGGTACTGACGGAACGTCTTTACTGACCGGTCTTACAGTACCAATTTTATTTACACAAACAGCAATTGATGTTGGTTATTATTCCGTTTTTGATGGTGCCGTACTTCAGTCTTCATTAATAAAAAACTTTTTATTTAGTGCCGATACGTCAACACCATATACTTATTTGTTCTATAATACATCTGAAACCGAATATTTAAAATTTTTAAATTTAACAACATACAAAATAGACTGGGGCGACGGATCACCGTTACAAACACTAACAACCTCATCAACAACACACACATACCCACTCTCACCTGGACAATATGAGATCACATTTTATGCGAACTCACCTTGGGGTGTTTCAACAATAACAAAGACGGTAACAGTACCATTTACAAATGTTACTATTTTTAACCCAGAAGGAACAGCCTTTTTCACACCAAATATTGGTAGTTGGAGTGCGACACCAGTAAGTTATGATTACATTTTTACCGGAGACTCAAACACCAATTTAAATGACTTCCTTTCGTCTGGATACACAACAGTACCCTATGTTATTTCTGGATACACACAATCAGCAATAAACGATTTAGAACAATACGGACCTAAATACTCACTTTTAGGTGGTAAATTTAAACCCGGAATACCAGTCACCGGATCGTCTGGATGTGTTGGTATTGTTTATACACCAAATCCAGCACTTGGTTATACTGCCTATACAATAAATGGGATTGATTATTATGATTATAATGATGGGTCAACAATTTATTTTACTAGCTCATCTGGTTTTACAAGTGACAATTTAATAATGACCGCAATTACAAAAAATGAAGCGTTGATGAATATTGTAGATCAACCACAAATATTAAGTAATGTATTTATTGAGCGTGGTAAAACATCGGTACTTGAAACATTTGAAAGAATAGGTGAAGTTGATAATTTGGGTGATTTAGAAAAATACGGATATAAGTTTTTTAAGGTTGAAAAAAACGACCTTTAACTATTTATAATAAAATAAAACTGTTAAATATTAATTTGTGGCAATAGGTAATTACGGAACGATACGACCATCAGATGTTAGTCCAGATGATGTGGAAATAATATTAAATTATACTCCATCAAGAGACGAAACAACTAACTTTGTATTAACAAAACTGGACGCAAGTACGGTTTTGAGACCATATTTTCATAATAATGATACTGGTGGTAATAGTGGTGTTGAAATACTTGGAGGTCTCTATAATTTGAGGTTACCCGTTGATCAATTTAATAAATTAGGGATTTATACCTTATATATTAGACCAGCAGAAATTAGAACATCAATTACGGATTGTGGTGTTTTATTAGCATTACCAAACGTAAAAGGTATTGTTATTGATTTAAATAACGTACCAACACAGTTTTTAAACAAATTTACAAATCAAGGTCTTGTTGGGTTTAGAATTGAATACCTAAATTCGGATGGAACAAAAATACCAAATTTCTTTAGAATTGTAACCTCATCTTTTTACTGTGAACCAGTGACGACAAATGTAACAAACAGCATCCAACAAAATATAAGATATAGGTATGTTGAAACACAAACAAATTTAATGTTTTGTACCCTTTCACCATCTTCATCACCAACAAATAAAGCAAACGCAACACCATTTATTGGTCAACCTAATCAAAATATAATAATTACAAACACGTATTTTAACCCAATCACAACAGAAATTGAGATTGCTGAACACGATATCTCAACCCTTGCAATCGCTCTTTATGGTAATCAAACCAAATCAATTGATGATGGTATTTACACAATTTACGACTCTGATAATAATATTTATAAACAATACAACCTATATGAAATTAGAGACCAGTTTAATGATCTATTGTATGAGGTAAGACAAGACAGAGGTAATAATATAGACTTTAGTAAAAACTTTACAAACATAACCGGATAATGGCAGTTACTAAATTTACATGCCCACCACAAGCCAGCGGCCAAGGCTCTTTTTCAGACAATCTAGTTGGATTCCAAATAGTTGATGGGGGAGGTTTTACCCAAGGAAATTTTCAGTTTACAACTTCTATCACAGAAAAAACAAATAGGACATTTAATATTGGCACATTTTCAGAACCAATAAGTTTAGACACAATGAGTGTTGATACTTTGTTGCAGTCCAGAATAGATAGTGCTAAAAATTTAAATGTTTACCCAAACTTTGATTTAAGTGAAATTACAAATTTTGCGTTATTTGGTTCGTTGAGTAAACGATTGTCTGTTTCAGTTACACGTATTGTTAATTTTTTTCCGGCGGCATTAGAAGTTGTTAGTAGTCCATATAGTTTCTCAAATCTAGAAACAGCAATTAATATAAACTACAATCAAGTTAATAACGAAACGTATTTTGAGATTTATCTAAATACAATAGTTAACCCATTTGATATTGACTATACAATAAACTCAACTAGGAACATTTCATTAAAAGAAATTGAAACTTCTTATTTGAGAAATTTTACAGTAGAGTATAAAAAATATTCTTTATTTATTGAAGAAAAAGAATACCCAATAAATTTCTTTGTTGGTGTTGAAAACGGGGAAACAAAAATGAGTGTGTATGTCCAGGGAAGCCCATTTGGATATAATACAACAACAACCGAAAATTTTATAATAAAACCACAAGACATTTACGTTAACGAAGTTTTTTCAAACGACCTTGATGAGGTAGAAAGATACCTCCTTAATAGAGATGTAACACCAATTTATACGGCCTTTTTTAACAAAACCGTTGAAGATGAAACTGGTAATTTTGTTTTTACACAAGAAGCCGCGACTTTTCCAAAATATGGTACGTGGAATTTAGATATTATAACGTCAAATTTTAATACGTACCTAGAAAAACTAAATGAAATTGGGGAAAGTTTAGATATTTATAGAACTAATTTAATTTCTAGATTTTTAACAACTGGGGCGTTAAAAGAGTTTGACACACCAGATCAAAAAATTGAAAAAGTTTTACAAATATACGGTAGAAGTTTTGATGAAACAAGAAAATTTATCATTTCATTAGCCAATATGAACTCGGTTAATTATAATGTTGGTAATGACGTTCCATCACAACTCCTTAAAAATTTAGCACAAACTCTAGGCTGGAACACCAACATATCACCAATAAGTGATGAACTATTATTAACATCACTTTTTCAACAAGGAACAAACGAGTTTGAAGGACTACCCGTTGGGAAAACCCCAGACGAGTTGAATTTCCAGTTTTATAGAAATCTAATAATGAATTCTGCGTTTTTATTTAAATCAAAAGGTACTAGAAAATCAATTGAAATATTGTTGAGACTTATTGGTGCTCCGGAAGCTTTAGTTGATTTTAACGAATATGTTTACGTTGCAGATCAAAAAATTAATATAAATCAATTTGAATCAAGATTTACAAAAATATCTGCAGGAACATATGTTGATGAAGTGTCAGTTATTGACCCAACAGATGTTTATACCATTTTTGGTGTTCCATATACCGCGTTTACAACATCACCAATTATAGAAGATATTACAACGCTTAGAGTTGATTACCCAATAGATAGATTTGGTTACCCTAGCATGCCAAGAGTTACTGAAGACTATTTTTTCCAAATTGGTGGGGGTTGGTTTGAATCAACACCCCAACATAGAATGCCAGCGGAATTTGACCCAACTGTAAGTGTTTTTACTGGCGAAAACCCATCGTATCAAACAGTTTTACAACCATTTAATTATGGTGAAGAATATTTAAATAGATATAGAAATTTCCCATACCTAAATATGGGTTTCAAAATAAGAAAAACTATTGACAACAAAAAAAGTTGGAATAGCAATAACACAGGAATACGAAATTCTAGTGATGGTGGTTTCACCGCTTATTATAGAACGGAAGAAGAAAAGTTAATACTAAATGTTAAAAATGTGGACATTTTCTTAAACCCAGGACAAGGTCTTTTGTATGACGTTTGGTCTATGTCTAGAACATACAATTTTCCTATACCAGAACAAGGTTTAAATTACGTACCACCAACAAAATGTAATCCATTCCCATATACACCGTATCCACAAAGAGGTGGGATAGACTGGACAGAATCAATACCTAAACCAAGGGAAAAGTCATTTTTTGAGTTTGCGCAAACTTTCTGGCACAATATGATTAATGTTAGAAATAGACAATTCATTACGGATGGAAAAACTGGCGGATACCCAACATTGCAATCCATATTTTGGAAATACCTAGAATCTGATTCTTATGTTAATATACCAAATGATGAATTTACATATCAAAAAATGATTGATTATGTGAATGGTCTTGGGGATTACTGGATTAGACTAATAGAACAAATGATACCCGCAACAACAATATGGAATACCGGTGTAAGATACGAGAACTCAATATTTCATAGACAAAAATTTGTTTGGCGTAGACAATGTGGTTGTCAAATTATACCAATACCTTGTAAACCTTGTTCTCTAACGACATCAATTTTTCCGTTTGATTGTCCAGTACAAGTCGTTGAATGTAATTTATTCCCTTGGGATAACGACCCACAAATTAAAACTTTTGGTGACGTATTAACAACGTTGTTAAATGAGTATTTAGAAACTTTAGAAAATGTAAGTAGCTGTGATTATAACACATTAGTAACAAGTTGGTATGTAGATATTAGAA